TTGCTTCATCACGAGGACCACTTATAAGAGTATTGAGAGATTGATCAGCAGACGCAGGCATCTGAGCCACACGTCCAGTAGTCTCACCCGGTTGTGCTCCTTGACCCTGATTAAACTGATTCTGAATAGGAGTATTGAGTGGAAGATCAGGTACTTCAGGAGTATCAGGAACTTCAACAGTTTCAGGCGCACTAATTGCCTTAAATAGAACTCTACCCCGAGGCAACATGCCACCGGGTTCAAAGCCATTCTCCCGCATAGTTTTAATGAACTCAGGTGTTGCTTCTGCCTGAGTTACAACAAATGAAGTACCTACAGCTTCTTCATCTGTTCCGAATGCACCTGTCTGTACACCCTGATCTACACCACCATAATCAGGAGGTGCAGGTGGAGCAGATGGAGCACCACGTCTAAATGCAGGCATAGTACTACCCATCAAGCCACCACCAATACCACCACCTACAGCCGCACTTGCTACACCTTCACTCCAAGGCTTACCAGTAGCTAGGTTAGTTGCAACTTGTTCCTGATATGACTGCCCTCCTTCTTCGGGGATTTCAATCAGACCAGCAGCAACTAGTGCAGGAATTCTCCTGCTTCCAGTAATATTTCGGTCTGCTAGGAATGCGTCTACATCAGGCAGTCCAATTCCATGAGCCAGCTTACCGCCAACTCCAGAGATAAGACCAGTTAGAGCACCCGAGGCTAGAGCAGTTACAGCATCCTGAGGTCTAAAATCACCATTCTCTTGTGCTATCTGAGCTGCCTGACTACTTGCTGTTGTAAATGCTTCACCGAGTGCGCCTGAAGCTGCTGCACTCAGGGCTGGTCTGGCATATTTCAATGCACGTCCAGCTGCACCACCTACTAGCATCTCCGGAGCGGATGACTCAGCTTCCAATAGAGCTAGACCGGGATTACGCCAATAGGATGATGCAGTACCACCAATTCCCTTTGCTTTCGCATGTTCCTGTTGTGCAGCTATCAGTTCAGGAGAATCTTCCTTTTCGGAAATCTCCTGTTCCCATCCCTCAGGATCATAACCCAAATTATCCCGCAAGTAACTACTTACAGCGGGAATACTAGGATTCATTGACCTCCAAGGAGACTGGAGAATATCGAGCGCACCCACACCACTACTAATCAATCGACTCGGCATTTTAAGCGCGGTCGAGTATACATCCTGTAGTGATGGAAGTCCGTATCCACTACCGAAACTAGTATCTAATGGTTCGGGTTCAACGTCCTCCCAGTCATCATAAGGAGTAGACAATCCAGATTTAGGAGTAATGTCATCCCAATCATCATAGGGCGGCTTAGGCACAATTACCTCCAGGTTCTCCCACCATCAGTAGACTTCTGCCACGTTTTGCCGCCATCAAATGATCGAGCCTTCTCATTAGGATTATTTGGATTTTGCTTTAGTCTATAGTCTTTTCCTGTAGTTTTTTGTGGAGCATTAATATCCTTAGAAGGACTAGTAACATTAGGAACAGTAGACTCTGTTCCATCTGGATTTAATACTCTGGTAGATGGACCTAATCCCTTAGTAGGTGGTTTATAGTTAGGATCAACTGATGTTCTATACCGATCATATTCAGCTACATCTGCCTCAGTTACTTCCTGCTTACCAGGCCATAGAGACTCTGGAGTAACAGTAGGTCTATTCTTCCAAATAAATCCATGTCTTGGATCACCTGTCATATACTTACGAGCAGTTGCATTATCACCTGTATATGCATTCTCCATTGCATCTTGTTCTTGCCTTCTAGTTTCTAGTGTGTTAGTTGATCCAGCTCCACCTGTGGTAGGTTTTCGGACTGGACCTCCACCCATTCCTTCACCAGTTCTAGGATTTACTACACGCGGCTGATTAGTTGCTGGATCTACATAAGTCTCAGCACCAGCTACTTGAGTACGAGCCATTGCATCAGCACCAGTCTGACGAGCAGCTTCAACTCTATACTCACCCTTAAGATTTTCTAGATCTATCTGAGACATCTTACCAGATGGACCTAGATTAATAGGTGGTGCTGATGGATTTTGTGGATTATATGCCATCACATTAGGACCGTCAGTTTTAATAGTCCAGTTAGGATGTGTTTGTTTGAATGCATAGGCTTGAGCTCTAATACGTTCATTCTCAGCCTTAGCTTCATTATTTTCCTGAGCAATTCTATTTCGCTCAGCAGCCGTGTAGGTAGTTGCCGCATTAGTTAGTAGTGTACGTTCATTAATGTTCTGCCTGTTCTCCAGTTCAGCAGCCTTGTAGAATGGTTCAGTCTTCAGTTTGAATTCTTCAGCTTTCTGATAGTATGGTGCCTGAAGTACCCTCTCCTGAATACCGAGGGCATCCTTCTGACCGAGAGACATCAGAATAGCCGCGGTTCTATCCCAATTAGTAGGCTGACCGCGTGTGGGAGCATCATCCAACAGACGATCATTCCTATTTCGTGATGTGTAGTCAGGTGTGTATGCTCCACCGATAGTATCGAGGTATCCCTTTAGTCTCTCTTGTTCATTAGGCTTGTTGGGATTTACTGATACGTCCGCTATCTTAGCTAGTCCACTAGGAGGTTCCTCTAGTGGAGTTCCATCAGGTCTGAGTACGCGCGTGTCTGATGGCTCATACTCATTCCTCTCAAGAGGTTGACCATCAGGAGCGCGTATAACTTCATTATCATCTGAGTATTCGTTATATCCTCTCGCACCGGGAGTCAACTGGTCGAATACAGTGCTGCGTCGAAGGTTCTGGATTCCGTATGCCATATTACTTCTTCTTCTTCGGAGCAGGAGGAACATTACCAAATCCAGGATTCGTACCCACTATAGGCCCCTGTGTAGTCTGTTGTGGGTTACGATACTGATTGATACCATTAATCACAGTACCTGCTAGATTCGCAATCTTAGTACCCGTATCAATACCTGAATTAATCCTGTCAGTAGTCTGTTCAAATGCACCAGGAGCAGCGTTACCCTTAATCTGATTCTCAACAGTACGCTGACCCATCGTACCACTCTGACCTATGGCTGATAGAACCTGATCTCCATACAACTGGGCCATACCTGGAGTAGTTCCATATAGTGAGGTCATACCTCGAAGTGCATTCAACTGATCTGCTCTACTAGCTGCTGCTGCGGCTGCATTGTTAGCTGCACTACCTGCGGCTGCTGCATTACGCGCACCTACATTTTCTCGAGCAGCTGTATTCTTGATACCAGTATTGTACTCATTGACCTTCAGATCAGCAGCAAGACGCTGCTTCTCGATGTCAGTCATACCACTGAGACCAGATAGACGACCTGTATTCCTAGCTTCAACAAGTCCGCCTTCTACATTCTGCATAGCATCGGCGCCCAACTGTCCTTGTTCACGCGCCATACGACCCTGTAGGGCGAAAGCATTAGGTGAATAGCCACCTTGAAGTGCCCGCTGTCTAGCTATTTCACGTTCAGCATTAGCATATGACGCTCTAATCGGAGCAGTTCCGCGTGCGCGTAGATTAGCTACATCATCTTTACTGTATCCACCTGTATTACTGAACTCCTGAAATCCAGTATATGAGTTAAATGGATCTTTATAACTCATTAACTCTGGATTCCATGATTCAGCGGAGTAACTGTAGTCTCCACCTCCACCGCCACCCCCACCTACAACTCCACCACCTCCAGCGATGGACCTATACTGGTTCATGATGTCAGTATAATCACCATAATTGGCTTCTGAACCACGACCGTAGTTCTCTGCCATCAATCCAATTATGGGATCAATCTGACCTTCATATCGCTGCTGCTGATAATCGGATTCACCTAGAATACGTGCGCGTGGGTCAGTTCCTGCCATATTTCACCTCAACTCGGGGTATCAATTCCAGCGAGGGCGTTCCACAAGGTAGTAATTTGGGATTCCAAATCAATATCAGCAATAGTACAAGTAGATTTCTTTTCAATTTCATCATAAGTAGTAGCAGCTATTACATTAACTCCCATTACTACCTGAGGACCAGCCTGATTAGCAGCCATTTGTGGACTTTGTACAACTCTCTGAGCGTACATTGCACGATGAGAATGGTATGGCGTATCAGCAGATTCATTAAGAATTGTACTAGTTACACGTGCAAGCATAGCCTGAACCCGTTCCATAAATCCACCAGGTCCAGTATCACGTGTAAGTCCCATTTGCTTAACTGAAACTTCTACGGCCATGTTATCTCCCCTCTATCTTTGCCTTAAGTTCCTTAATCATCTGCCACATGATAGGAGCCAACTTATCATAAGCCATACCTAATGGTAGAGTAGGATCATCAGGTACATGTACAATATTCGTTCCCAATACTTTATCAATCTTCTCTTGAATATCTTGCGCTGAGAATGTAGGAAACTTCTCTTGTCGCGGATCAATATTTAAAAAGGCAATAATAGGATCAATATCATCAACTAATCTAAGTACATTTTCAAGTTTACTATGTATTTGTTTCTGTCGAATATCTGAAACAATAACAAGAGGTGTTTGAGATCGCATCCCATACCAAGGGCTTGCATCTGTTCCACAATAAAGACCTCCCGCTGCTGCTAAAATATTTGCAGCACAATTAAGTGGTTTATGAGCACTTATAGAAGTAGTATTAAATGAAAAAATATAAAAAGTATTTGCTTTATTAATAAATTGAACACTATCTGAAAACATATTTACATTAGTGGGACCTAATACTAATGTAGAACCTCCACCGGAATCAAGATAACTTCCATTACCTGCTTGTATAGAAGTACCAGATTTAATCCAACTGGCAGCATTCATACTGCTACCGGAATTAACAGGATTACCTGTAATGGTTGAAGCTGCATACATTGTACCATCAGTATTGACAGCAGTTTTACCTAATACAGCTCCACCAGCTTCAAAGTTTCCAGCTCGATCAACATAAGCATAAGAGCCAATATTTGCATTTTCTATATCATTTACAAAATCAAATCGAATTTTTTGCTGATAATAAAGAACACGCGCCTTCCGAACATCGACTGGATTACCGGGCTCATTTAGAACAAGTGCAGGATGTACACCTGGATTACCTTTTAACTCAAGTTGACTAGATTCAGCAAGTCCTGCACCATCAATAACCTGTCGTTTAATAAAGATATTAGCTGTATCAGTCCATGCATTACTGACTAATGGATCAGTTGAACCGGGCCTATGGGTAGCCGCGTGTGCTGATGGAGTTGCAACACCTCCATTTAAATTAATAGATGCAACACCATTACTAACAGATAAATTTAATCCAGCACCAGCTCCTAGTCTTAATGAATTAACTAATGTAGTTCTTTCATCATTTTTAGTAATGAATGTTTGAACTAATTCATCCATACCTCCAGCTGGACCTTCTGGACCCGGTATACCTTCATTTCCCTGTGGACCTTGTGGACCCATTGGACCTATTGGACCCTGTGGTCCTACAGGCCCCGGAACAGTAGATGGATCTCCTTCTGGACCTTCTGGTCCTACTGGTCCCTGTATACCTTGTGGACCTGTATTACCAGTATCTCCTTTATCACCTTTTGGTCCTGTACTACCTGTTGCACCTGTATTACCAATAGGCCCCTGAGAACCTGTATCTCCCTTTACACCTTGTGGACCTTGTGGACCGGGTACTGTAGATGCTGGACCAGTAGCACCTGTTGGACCAGTAGCTCCTTGTATACCCTGATCACCCTTTGGACCTTTAATATTAGCTCTAACTGTCCATGATGCATTAGCTGCCATGCATTCATAAACATCACCAGTAATAGTATGAAGTAACCAGTCACCAGTTTTAGATACAGGATCATCAGGTGAGGGAACACGCGGTTGTGAGAACCATCTCTCACCGGGGTCTCCCTTTATACCTTGAATACCTTGTGGACCTTGACTACCTGTAGCTCCTGTGGGACCAGTTGCGCCAGTATCTCCCTTAATACCTTGTGGACCCTGTGGTCCAGTATTACCTATTGGACCCTGTGGACCTGTTGCACCAGTTGGACCTGTAGGACCGGGTACACCTTGTATTCCTTGTGGTCCCGGTGGACCCATTGGACCTGTAGCTCCAGGTGGTCCCTGAATTAAGCCCGCATCAACCCATGAATCACCATCCCATACCCAGAGATGACCTGTATCAGCCGCAATCCATCCATCTCCAGGTTGATTACCAGTAGGTGGAAGTGCGCCCGAATCAGGTACACTACCCTTGATAACTACACCAGTACCAGGATCTCCTTTATCACCTTTAGTCCCATTACCTGTACCTTTAGTCGCTATTTCTTCATTTAGAATAATCTGAAATTGTCCTAGCCGTTCAATAAGAGTTTGAAGTAATTGATATGAGGTATTATCTAGTTGAGTTTGGGCCAAAACTCCCTTCAGGTCGAGAAATGTAGGCTGTTTCTTAGGTGATTTGAAGGCCATTATGCACCTGGATGAGAAGTGTAAATTTCCTTCATGAATACTATGATTCGATTGATTCGAACGTATTCATTTGCATCTGTAGTGTATAACTCAAAACATGCACGCTGCTCTACGAAGTTCACGAGTCTATTTGGTTGGATTCGACTCATTGCAGCTAGTGGAAGGGGTACTAAATCCTTCTTCTTAATATAATCAAGTGAAAAAGCTGCCATCTTTAGTTGACCCTGACCAGTCGCACGAACTCTAATAGTAGAGAAATGCTGAATTCCCTCTCCACCTGATCCTTCACTTGTGGTAGATCCTCTACTCATACTAATCTCCCAGGAAGGCAGTACGAATGTTCATCTTAATTGGTACATTTAATATAGTACCAGTAGTACTTTGATATTGATCAGTTCTATTAACATTAGTAGGATCTAATAGTATTAATCCTCCTCCGATTTTAACTGGTAGTGGTACAACTTGAGGTGGATTTAATGGTGGATCATTAGGTAATGCTGGTGGTGGTGGAATCCAAGGATAACCTGGATATGGTGGTGGTTGAGTAGGTGGTTCACCCGGAAGCGGTGGAAGATAAATAGGTGGATAGAACTCATCATCAGGAGGTGGACCTGTAAGATCCACATACATAATTCCTTCACCGTTAGTAGCATTTGTATTATTATTAACGTATACTGGTGCTACCCAAAAATTCCATCGAGATGTAGGACCATTTGGCTGTGAAGTATTTTGTGGAATACCATACTGGGGATAATATGGTTCTGTACGATAAAGATCACTATCTAGTATGAGTGTATCATTTTCATATTCTTTACTGTGAACTGTCCATACTACCGCTCCATCACTCAATCTAATATATCGGAATGTAGATAATCCAGTTTGTTCATGTGTCCAGATCATAATATGTCCATTATCCTGAGTATAGTTAATACGATTATAGATACCATTAGAAGTGAATACATAATCTCTAACAAAAGTGTTAGCTAGACCATCTATTCTTCTAATAGTATAAGTAGTTGGATAAGTTCCACTATTGTATCCAATTAGTACGTCACCACCTGGAATTATTAGAATATCTGTAATAACTCCAAGGGCATTATCACCTGGGATAACTTTAAGGAGTTTGTTAGCCTTAATATCCCACATTTTAACTTCATAAGAACCCTGTTCGACGTAGTAGAGAATCTGATCCGCGCGTGCGCGTAGTCTATCTACAACCGCAGTAATTCCTAGAGGTGCGCCTAACGAACAGTTTACAGGAGAATAAGGAAATTGTCCTTGACTATGAATATGTATTGGCCTACATTTATGAACTCCACCCTCAGTATGACTGACCCAGAAATTACTGACTCTATCTGCATTACAAGTAATATTATAGACAGGACCACCAATAGCGAATGTTGTAGGAGCAAGGTAATATTTACTACGAACAGTTACTCCACCCGCTATACCATCTTCAATACAATTTACTCCAGTTAGGAGAATATCACCTGCACCACCTCCAACTGAATGACCAGTTAACTCAGGAAAGACATAGTTATAAAGTTGACTAGTACCACCTAAATAATTATTAGGCTGTAATACTGCTATCTTATCATTACCTTGAATCATGATATGTCCAGGTTGGACAATACCACGATTCATTCTCTGAATTCTGAATTTAGATGACTGTGAGACCAGCATATTCTGGTCGTAAAAATGAGGTGCTGGCTGCTCTACCTTGAAATAAAGCCAAGTACCAAAGCGACCCTGACTAGTTAACTGAATATGCTCTCCTGATGTAATTACATTATCACTAGCATCATATAGCGTTACCTTACATGGATACTGATGTCCCGGTTGAGCAGGTGGTGGTGGGTAATATTCATCATCTAGAGGAGGATATGGTGTAGCATATGGACCTCCTAAATTCCAGACTGAACAGTTATATGATTCATAATAACTAGGCAATAGAAATTTATACCAAATTTCTCGGTATACAGCTGGATTACCCCAAGCAAATTGCTGAGTATTCTCTCCGACAGCACCCTTGCCACCAGCGAAGAATGAAGAAATGTCGATTGCTTCAGCTTTAGTCATGGCTTTAAGGATTGAAGTAATCGTCAGGCTGCCAGGTACTCATCACCATTAAATCTGTTCTTATCAGAGCAAGTGACGTGATATTTGCTCCTTCAAAATCCCATAAGGCCCATCGAATATCTTTCGGATTTAATCCATTACTATAGTCACCCAGAAGTACTATACCTAATGCAACTGGATGAAGTACCCACAACTTCTTACGGATAGAATCATTGATTACTTGGAGTTTATGGAATGAATTCTTATTGAACTGCATCCAAATATTCTCAATTTTCCAACTAAGTTCTGGACGTGCGTATGTACCATTAAACAGTAATAAACCTGACCAATCACCAATAATTAGATAGTCTACGTTCACACCACCAGAATCAAGTACCTCAGATACTCCATGAATGGGAGCACCAATAGCCTGGTCCAATACTTCAACTGGTCCCCAAGTAGAAGGCTCGTCCTGATTATCTGTAACAGCATAGGTACGATTTAACTTGAACAGATAAAGTACATCACGAAAATCTTGACAATTAGATAGTGGATTCCCATCTAGTGGAGTGACAATTAATCCATCTATCTGGTTGAATGCTTCAGGTTCACCTGGAGCTGATAACCATGCAACTGAACGATTATCTGACTTAGTAGTCTCCTCGACACCAGTCGAATCCTTTGGATGATGCGCATCTCCTACTATTACCATACGACCATGATACTCACAGAAATTAACACACGACGGAATTCTACTAAAGTTATCTATTAAATGAGAGGCATCAGCAATCAAATCTGAATCATAGTAATCAACTATAATTTCTGTAGCAGTATTGTTTTCCAATGTTCCCTTAGGTACAAAGAAGAACTGATATCCTTTCTGATCTCCATTGTATTCAGGAATTGTCTTAGTTGATACGATATGCCGCTTCTTAACGAAATAGTCAGGAGATATAGGAATACCACTTATTTTAACTGATCTTTTCTCATTAATATAGGTGTTTCCTGCATAAAACTGAGGTCCAGGAGCAGTCAAATAGCCCGTATCGGTTTCATAGACTACGGCAACTAGATGGAATCCTGGATCACAATATCCAACTCTATCTGTATTCTGAACTACCAATGAACCTGTTACTGTAGCAGGAGTCGCATCAGGTGCATAAGCTCCATGACCAATAAGTTCAGCATCAGTAATATCTACCGTAAACGTGGTAGTAGTATTATCAGGAATAGCAATAACCTCATACCATATTGGCTTATCATTATAATATCCAGGAGTTGCAATGAACTTATCAGGTTCAATTGCAGTAGTCATAATTATTCTACGAGTAGTTGCACCTAATGGAATATGATCCAATTGAATCATTTTCCCTTCAGGTGAATTGACTACAATGGTGAGGTTAGGAATACCTACACCATGATTATTAGCAATAGTGATGATATGGACACCCTTAGTAACCTTACCATCATGAGTTGAGACGTATGCAATGAATGGTTTTGCACCTGCTGGATAAGTAGGACTGGAATTACTGGGGGGATTACCGGCTGCTGGACGTGCACCTATTACACTTCCAGCTGGTTTAGTATTACTACCATATACGTAAACACACTCTTCCTTTATTCCCAGTGCATATACCTGAGTCGTTCCATCTACACCTGCTGTAGTTATATAGGTTTTGAAGGGACTGATATAGGCTCGACCAGCCACTGCAATCATTGCAAAGTCGGTAGCTCCGGGAGTCTGTAGAATTTGGTATACTTCAGTTGCACTAATGACGTGATAAAAAGTTCCTCCTTCTACCATTACAATGAGACTTTGGCCCCACTGTGCAGTGTAATTATAGACGCGGACTGTTTTCCTCAGACTGGCCGCAAATTGTGCTGGTGTATAGGGTTTAGTAGCTGTACGTGTCTCGATTCCGGAATGAATGAACTGAATGTTCTTCGCCATGAGAAGATGATCTGATGGACATGATTCATCATCCCCTCTAGCCCAAAGTCCATTTATTTCTTCGATTACAAACGGTTCATGTCCACGTACTCGCCCCATTAATAACCTCCACGCATTTTCCAACTAGCTCTGAATGGACGATGCCTAGTCATCATCTGTTGTCTACCCTTATTATTGATACTCTCAATTCGTTCCAACGCAGCTTCAGCCTTAGAATCAAGTATCTCAGCACGCTCCTTATTCTCTCCAATGAACATGGCCGCATATGCAGCAGTCTTGTAAGCTAGATAGGACTGTGAGTTGATACTTCCAACAATTGAATCAGGTGTTATTGTTTCTTGATTAAATTGCCTCACATACTTCAATCGAATCTGGCGTGCTGTAGTTGCACCATATAAATTAAGTGAAATTATTTGATTCTCCCATGCCCATACTCTAAGTCTGTCTCCTGGAGGAAATGCAGGTTTAAACTCAACTCGATCCATCGGGACGTATGGCTCATCATGAGCACTACCCAAAGATCTCTCACCTATCTCCTGAATCTCCACCAAATCACTAGGATAGTTAGGTGTATTTAGACTATTCACTGGATATAATCCACTAGTACCAGCGGGTACAGTAATTATTGCTGAGGTTGTAGTAGTTGGAGAACCCTGGGTATCTGCCAAGTTTTCCGATAGTTCATCCAATGCCATCTTCAGAAACGGCATTAATACAGTATAGGTATAGTCTGTTTTTTCTGGATCGTTCATGAGCACTGCACTACGATCCATAATCTCAGCTGCTGTATAAGATGTAGTGCTAGTGCTCATGCCCGTCTCCTATTTGCCGATACCTCGGTACTCGTTCGTGAGATTCCAATATCTATGAGGAACAGGAATATCTGATTCCTGCCCAAAGTTCTTCAGAAACTCACCAATTTCCTTCAACAGTTCGAGACGACGATGATCTTCAGGCGTCTTAGCCTTCATAATTTCATCGTGTACGTCATCTACCTTCTTCTTAGCATCCCTACGATGTTCTTCCTCAATCTCTGCTTGCTGTTCTTCCACGGTCTTCTGTGGACGTGAGGAAGACTCTTTCGGATTGGGTTCTCCCGGTACTTTATTTGCGGGCGGGAGTGCTTCCGGTTCCGCGTTCTTTGACGGGTTCTGATTCTGAGTCTCGGGGTTTGGGGACTGGTCGCTCATTTTCTTCTGCCTCTTTAGATGTGAGAGCGAGAGTAAAATCCTTACCGTCGCTCGTTACTTGAATGCTGGTAACTTGGGCCAAATCATATGAACCCATGCTACCATCCTTGTTGGTGACATCAATCACCTTTTTACCAAATCTGAATGTGATTTCCGTAATCTCTCCTTGGATCAATACGGTTCGTCTGCCGGGTCCAGTCACACCATCAATTGCTGCGATATTTGGCATTTCTTCCTCACTTGGCGAATTCTAGATTCAGTTTTCTCGCCAATTCTGGGTCTGCAACAGCCTTACAAGTCTGACAAATGGGGAAATTAGCATTCCTAAGAGAGCCACACGCGATGCAACGAACCAATTCAGCAGTCTGCAAGTCACCCAACCACGGTTTATTCGTGATATTCAATTCACGACACGCGAGTCGAGCGTCATTACTTATCGACAACGGATTTCCATTAGTTCGTGACCACAGAATATCTGCGATACGAACCAATTCCATGTACCATTTCCGCTGATTCTCGTTAGCCTTGTTCAAGAGTAGAGTCTGCTCTTTCTTCACTCTTTCGGCTGTATAATCACCTGGTATATAGAAGATTCCGGGCATCAAATCATACATATTACATCCGAGAAGCCCATTACAGTAGTCTCGCACGATAGAATCCGCTATCTGAACACTGGACAACGGAATTTCTAGAAGTGGCTGGTTCTCATCAATCTCACGCCACCAACTACTACTTCCTACAACCAGTACACTGGGAGATTCAAATGTACCGGGAGGAATTTCAAATGTACCAGGCTGAATTGTGATCTTTTTCTCATAGATCGACTTTGGAAGTATTGATACAACAGTCGATTTATCGAGCGGATTAACAGGCGCACGGATTGCGCGTCGATTACTCTGCTGAAGTCCGGGAAACTCTCCTACTTGTGACATTACTTATCCTTCTCGTAGTTATTAGGAACCACAATACCCTCTTTATATGTCAGGGCATCACTCACATCAGTCTCATTTCCGAATAATTCCTTCTGTAACTCAGTAATTCGTTGTTCCTTCTTCTCTGGATCAAAATCAGGGTCAGATAGAACCAGAGGTCGCTTACCGAGAGCCGCGTATAATGTATCAACTACAACTTTAGCAGCATCCCAGATAGGTGGTAGAGGATTGCCTGTTGAATCTACGAATACCCACAGTGGCTCATAACTCAACTTCACATCAGCTAGTTCTTTCTGCTGGAAATCAGGTACAATTACGAGCCTTTCCATGACCCATACATCTTTCAAGTAATTATACTTGCGAACCTCTCGAACAACGGGAGTCAATAGTAGAATCCCGTTGTCGAGAGTATCCATCATCCGCTTCTCAATCTGATCATTAGCCCACACGATCCTGAAAATCGGCTGATTTGTCGATGTATCAAGACCAAAATGGTCAATGAGACGTTGATTGAGAACTTCGATGGATTCCATTTAGTTACCTATTACTTCCGCCACCAGAGGGCTTATCACCACCCTGTCCGGAACCACCTTTATCCGTACCACTACCGGATTTATCAGGTGTTCCACCACCCTTACCACCCGGAGTTTCACGTTCACCGGGAGTTGTACCAGGTTGGCTTGGTGTACCCTGTGGATTCGGCATTTTCTTCTCCTTTGTTAGACACCCGACTGAATTACCCACTTACCCATCGTACGTACATACGCGAGGAACAAAGCTCTATTCTGCGCAGCCGTAAGGCCCACAGCAATATTACCAGAAGTCCCCAAAACAAGGGGTCCATCAGTAGGAATCAGAATAAGAAACTGGGACTGCGCGATACCTAGTCCCGGTGTAATAGTCTGAATTGCAGTAGATCCTGTAACCTTCAATACATCCGTAGCAGCCTTGATTACTGGACCAGATGCAGTCTGACTCTCGGTCAGTTTACTAACACTTCCTGGAATCATCTCTCCTCCTCCGCCATGAGATGATGAGTAGGTGGATGCCAGCAACTTACGTGAGGGAGTATGAATGACACGTAAGTACCCAGAGTCCTAACATCCACCTACAGGTTATCCGACTGGAACGTACTTGTTCGAGTTCGGATTGTAAACGAGTAGCATACATTCACCGACTACACCAGCCTTTGTAGTCTGAATGTTGCCACCAGTAGCCACACCAGCAGTTCCAGCGAACTGAAGTGCAAGCATGTGTCCCTGTGACAGAGGTGGCGTAATCGTAGTGATTGCCACATTACCTGTCAGAATCGTCAGGAACGTAGTAGGAACAATCGTCGCAGCAGACGCGAGAGTGGCAGCGCGTGGTGCAGATGGACCCTGCACAGTACCAATCTGATGCCACTCAGATTCCATTAGAGGCATGATATTAATACCCCACAGGGACAGCGAGGTTGTCGATGTATGAGCAGGCAGCCGGATTAGATACATACGTCTGCATACCCACAACCATGTAGAAGATTTCAGCCGCGGCTACACCACCAGATGCACCACGAATCTCGAAAATCTTCCTTCCATCAGTCGTGTAGAAGCCGATGGGGAGAATCTCTGCACGTCCCCACACTTCATCTACCACGAAGTCAATACGAGTCTTGTCCCAACTATACGAGGTGGTAACAGCAGCACCAGCAAGCTGCATATTCTCACCAAAGTACATGTTGAGACCTTCTTCCTTATTGGTCTTCGTGATTGTTGACACGAGCTGACCAATTTCTTCATACGCGGCTGCCTGAGCAGGATGTGTCCAAGCACGCGGATTGAAGCTATGTTCCATACCCACACGATTGCCGATCTTGTTCATCGCCAAACGTGGGAGAGGAAGTGTCAATGCATTGTTACCTGCATTGACTCGATTAGCTCGAATTTCAGGCGTAGCAGAACGACTGAAACCAAGCCATGTACCAGTGCTAGCATTGGAATGATGGTAAGGAACACCATACAATCCGGGGAGTGAAGCTGGAGATGTCAGTCCAGCAGTGACCAACTTGTCACCCGGAACCACACCTGCAACCTGTGGAGTAAGGTTAATGGCCTTGTTCTCCGTGTCATGCATCGACACGACGCCACTACCCTTGTTCACAGCAAGTGCAGCATCATATACCTGCACCGTCTGACCGAAACGTACCAGACGCGCACCAAAACCATCGGTAGTGAGCGTCAATACGTTATTACCACCAGCAGGCGTATCAGTCGTAACCGTACCGATTACGCCATCACCAGCCTGCATCATCTGACTATCGAGCTGACGACGCATCTCATCCAATGCTGTCGCAGTCAGTCTGCGAATAGCATTGATGATGGACTTGCGCGCATCATCCGTAGCCCACTGAGTCAACTTGGTGTACTCAATGTTCTCTGAAAGAAATACACAATTGAGTACAGCCTTGTCAAACGTAGGCCCACCACCTCGTCCCAGATCTCCACCATCTGGATTGAAGTACTGGAATGAACCACCCGGACGAAGTTCAAGAGGAACGCGCATCTGGCGATGTGAGATCTTCTCCACATCACGCTTCTTGATGTTCGCGTAGAACTTGTCGTCGCGCTCGAACAGCACACGAACCTTTGGAATAACCTTTTCCAACTCGGTTGCGGCTACCTGAGACTCGGTAACTGCCATGTTATTTACCTAATCTTTCATTAACACATCAAGTGTAGACATTCCACGGGGAATATCCGAGGCTTTACGAAACTTTCCGCTAGATGGGGCTGCGGATCTGCCATGAGCGATTGGACTCTTCTTAGGAGTCTTGTCTTCACTAACTGGAGCAACACCCTTCAAGGCTGAATTACGTGCCGATTTAATTACGCTTGGCAAGAGCGTCTTAGCCTTGCTGAGATATGCGGACTTAATACGATCGGTGGATTCCTTGTCGAATCCTGACTTGAACGCCTTCTCCCAGAGCTTATCGAGCATCCCACGGAAGCGCGTATCTTGAGAGATTAATCCTTCTAATTTATTGAATGCTTCAGCAGTAGCATGAGTCTTCACGTAGTCAGACATAGATCCAGTGGGATCAATATGTCCATCAATCGTGGACTTTAGCACATTATCAGCCTTTGTTTGCAAGTCATCCCTTACGTTTGTGAAGGTATGCATGACCTGCTGCTGCTTCTGTTGCTGAATCTCCTGTTGAGCCTGCTGAACTTGAGGATCGACCTGTTTAGAGAGCTTGTTGGGTGGTTCAAACTTCTGCGAACCAAATATGAATTGATTAAGAACATTAGCCGCAGCCGTAAGTGGAGCACCCTGATCTCCCAAATTACGACCTTCACGAACCATAGTGATGATAGTGTCTTTAATGACATTACCAAGCACATGGTAATAAGCCTGTTGATCTACCTTCCTCAGCGTAGGGAGATAATTATCAGCGATTTTATTAAATGCGTTCTGATCTTCCTGTTTAGCAGCCTGAAGGAACATGGTGATGTCGCCATTCATCACCTGCTGCTCTGCTTTATCTAAGATAGCTGCTTTTTCGGCAGAGATCTTAGCATCCTGTATCGTGGGAAACACTTCAGTGAACTGCTGCTCACGATAATATGCTTTCTCAAGATAGGGAAAGTCTTTAAATAGTGTTGGATACTTAGCAAGAATTTCCTTACGTCGGACTGGCGTAGTGAGTTCAAGATCTTCTTCTGAAGGAGGTTTGAGTTCTTCTTCTAGTTCTTCTTCCTCTTTTTCATCCTCCCCGCCTTCTTCCTCTTCTTTTTCCTCAATGGTGATGGGGAGAGGTTCGACTTTTTCTTCTGGCTCATCTTCAACATTCAGGAGTTCGAGTGTATCTAAATCTGAGTCATTACCTGTTGCATCAGGTACACTGGTTCCAGTTCCACCTTCAGCAGCATAAAATCTATTGAATCGTAGGTTCATTCTGTCCATCCTGTAGCGGTTCGCCTGTACTATCCTGAGGCCCCTTTGGGGGTGGAGCCTGACCCTGTGGTTGAGCCTGCATTTGAGCCATCATTTGCTGCATTTGTAGCTGCATATCCATGTCCTTGTGCATTTTCATATGCAAGAGGACATTCTCATATCCAGCAGGATTTTCTAGCTTGCACAGTCTACCCGCATCGCTCACCAGCCATCTACGACAAATATCAGCCTCAAGTAGATGATTATCTACATCCATATTGGCTTCAATCGAAGGTAATCTAATAGGCGGAGGTGGAGGCATACCCATAATCATCGCCTGTTGCTCCATCATGGGATCAGGCGGCATCTCAATAGGTTCAGAATTGATTAGAAGCTGAATTTCTTCGTATTGTTTCTGTCTATCATCCTCACCAGGAATGATATAATCAGTTAGCCCAATGGCTCTCTTCATATATGGCATATTATCAGGTGACATGAGAGTAGCCATAATTTGCTCATTATTCATGCCCAACAATTCCATAATGGAATCCTTCTGCTGATTCCACGTAATAGGAAGATTCTCATTAGCCTCTAGCTCGATCGAACCAATTTTACCCTGAAGTTCGGCCATACGCACAAATACATTGACAAAGTTACCGAATTCATCCTTTTTGACCTGTTTCTCGTCATCCTTCATTTCTTTGATGTACATTGGGATTACTTTACCGAATATAGCTTTCCACCACAGTAACAACATTTTCCACGTGCCCTGTAGACGTTGTAATGCCTGCGCGCGAGACATGGAATACTCAGAAGCAGTCCTGCTACCAGACATTTGTCCGCCGAACAACGAGGGCAGAGCACCAGATACCATCTGACCCATCTCTTGAACTTTTTGAGCAAAGGGGAGTACCTCTTGACTCAATGTAGCAGTTTTTACCTCATAGAATCCTTCACCAAGAGGTCTACCAGATTTGGGAGTAGCAGGATAGATACCACCAGGAATAACTTCCGAATGACGGTATGCATGGAAGTTCAACACCTTTGGATCGGCAAATGTTTGCGGAATACCATGCTCAATAGTCTGTAATACTAGTGATATCAAGTCATTAGTGATATCCTGAACTGATGTCAACAATAGGCCAATTGGATCGAAATGAAGATAATCTGACAGTGGATTATAGGTAAGAGTCCAGCAATCATCCAATTTCTCGTTGATACCGTCCGCGACGAGATCATTGACAATTACTATCTTGACACCATCAGGATAGAGAGCCTTTAATGTATCCATTTCCTCCGTAGTCAGGATATTATACGCGCACGGACGAATCCACGCATTACGGATGGTTACGTTGTTTATTGGCTGTTCACCATGATACTGTGGACTAGTGCGACCCCACTGTTCGTACATGTCATATGAAGCACCACCTTTAGTGATCTTCTCTCTGAGTTCTGGATATTTCTCGAGTGCATTTGCATAATGAGTTTCATAAGAGTAGATAAGGTAATTGCATTCGGATTGATTCCGCGCCCAGACCGGCACTTTAACAAATAGACCACCATAAACTTCCATCTTAATGCGAGACTTAGGATGCTTATTGACTCCTACTAGATTCGTAACAGTGAATGATTGAGTCTGCATGTCAGGAACGACCATACTGGCACAATTAGGGCACATTTCAAGCCCTTCATCCATAGCTGCATGAAGTGGAACAGCTTCATCTCCAGGCATGAACTCATCATTTTGAGTGTCAGTAATGCCTTCATCGACCATTTCTGCCCGACAGAGAGGGCAAATCTTATGCTGTTCCTCAACTAGCTCGGATTCATACTTCTTTTCATCGTACGTGCCATATTCCTCTTTAGCCTCGGGATATGTATAGCACGCTGTCATTCCTTCAGTGACGTGAATGAACAGCGCGTGCAACCAGAACAGAGGCATATCGTTGTGCTTGAACACAAGCTCAGCGATCTTATTACCTGCCTTAGCCGTGGTTATGTCCAGCGGATTATCAGCATCATCAGGGTAACAAGTAACAGGAGGAACAGTGACAGACAGAGCTGCAATAATGGACTCGAGATATGCGCGGTAGACGTTGACCGGTTTGTCATAAAAGCTCTGATCCGATTCATCATTCCCGTGGATAGCTTCGGGGACTCTCCAGTCATGCGCTACCTCGGAGTAATATGTATGTTGTACATTCTCCCAGAGGAGCTTCAATCGTCTCCATGTACGAATCTGACGATCACGCACAGCTCTATCTTCATCGTCGAAATGATCGACTAGCTGCTTAAGTAGTTTCTTAGTCTCGTCGTCTAGTTCAGCCATTAGTATTCTTCTTCCACTGGAACACGTCTTCTGGCTACACGACGCGGAGTCAACTCATCTCCAAATGCATTAGCTATTGGAGTTGCCTCGGGAACAGGGGGAGCAGTGACCATTCTACCTGTATTACGGTCATAATTAGTGTAGATAGCCGGCATGGTGTGGGTAAGAGTAGTATCATCGTCACCCTGAACTACCGTGTCATACCCAGTACGAAATGGCTGATTGATAATTGCCTGATTCCGACCTCTATTCAGCGCATCGCCTATACTACTAGTCCCTCTTGGTCTAGCTATATTGACTGAAGACAGAGTATTAGATGTAGGTTCCTCACCTCGTGGAACTTCACGTTCACCACCACGATTAGATAGAACCTGACCAGCTATACCTGCTAACTGACCTTGCCAACCTCCTGTTTCAGTACCAGCACCTCTAGGAGCCACACCTAGTGCATTACTACCAATACTAGCAATCTTGCCCAAATTACCAGCAAATCCACCTACTTTAGCTACTGGTGTAGCTTTAGAGGCAATACTAGCTAATTGAGCACCTTTACCGACACCAGCACCCACATTGCCAGCTTTACCCAAATTACTTAATGCTCCACCGAACGCCATGCTACCAAGACCAGCACCCATGCTAGCCATGCCAAGATATTTATCGAATTTAGAAGGAGCGATTCCTTTTTCGATTGCTTTCTTGGCATCATGTTCAGCCCATTTTTGACCAAGTTTCTGCGTAGCTCCAGTAGCCATCAGACTAGCTCCACCTGTAAAGGGAGCAGCCACATATGGCGCAGCTTGTAGAGCTATTTTACCAAGTTTATTCCAGAAGCCCATGACTATCTCACCGTTAGAGGTGTGTGAATGATACCGAAGGCGGAGAGAATGTACAGTAAACCGAACAGGATTACAGCGGCTCGAATGAGCATAATGAACGGGGGAGAGAGTGGAACGTACGTCTCAACTAGATAGAGAGCGAATCCTAGGACGACTAGGATGATGATCATCTGAATCATTTTTTACTCCAGTTCACTCGTTTCTTCGGAGGTGTCTTCTCAACGAATTCCCTAGCTACTTCTGGAGATGGCCCAATTCCAGATTTAGGTTTAGCTCCATGTGCAATAGCCTGCATATAACGATATTGTTTAGCAGACTTAGCAGGCATTAGCTAATCCCCACTTCCTTTTCCAATTTCTCTATTTCTACTTTCCGATCTTTAATGAGCTTAGCTTTAACTCTATCTTCCTGTTCCAACATTTGCTGTCTTACACGCCACGGAGTGAAATTAGGTGTAACTGGCTGAAAATCTTCAACTGGAGTAGGGGGTGGCTCGACCTTCTGTGGATCCAGCAGTCTATGTAGAAGATCCTTACGTTCTGCATTACTCTCAGCGAGTTGCATACGCAGAATTTCACATGACTCGCACGGCGCGTCAGTAAGGCCGAACCACTTGTACATCAATTGTTTAATCAAGTTTGTGCTCACTTACCCATTTATCAGAAATGGACTGAAAAGATGCATGGGGTTCACTAAACGCACAGACTTTAATGAAACACCAGTAAAGAATCCGTTTAGGAGTATGATTCGCAATCCAGAGAGGAAATCCCTGTGTTTTGAACCAATACCACCAATCTCGTGGTCCCCATCCGCGTGTCCATAGTCTCCACATATTATTTGTCCTCTATAGCCTTTTGTGCCTTAGCACCCTGATACGCACCCCAATGACTGACTACGTTCGCGTATACTGAAATGATTGCAACCCACGTTACTGAATCTTTCCATGTAGTAATCGTTGGGATTATCAGAATTGCCCAGACGACTGTGAGTATGAGATGTAGTTTTTGTTCTGAGATCAATGACGATACCTCGAAACAGGCTTAATACTCTCGTCGGAGTCTCGCTCTACTTTGCCCATATTTCTGTAAAATGCTGTCCAATCTTGGGTCTGATGGAGCTTCTGGACGAGTGTATCTTGGGCCTGTACCTTCTTAAGTTCTTCGTCAGCTTCACCAAAGAACCCTTCTGCAGCGTCAACCAGGTATCGCAGACCATCAATGGGGTCATCTCCATCGAATTCTGCAATATCTTCCGCTGCTTTGTTACCTTTTGGCTTGTCATAGCTACATGCCTTGATTGCTTCGACTAAAACAGGGCACAAACCTTCGAAAATCTGTAATTTTGGGATATTTGTCTCTGGTTCAACAGGATTGAATGAATTTAAGTATGCATTATACTCTTTCAACCCGCGATTTCGATGAATCCACATGGCATATTCTTCATTGTACATGCCAATTTCTTGCTGATTGACTAATTTCGGTTGCCACCGTAGATATTCATGTATAAGCTGCTTTCCAGCAATACGCGAACCTGGTGTATTGTTGGATAATTCGATGGAAATTCCGAGTTCTGACTCGATTTGTTCTTGAATGGTGTGTTCTTGACCTCTATCCTGACCAGCTGATTTGCAAAACCGGACAAGACGAGGATTTTCTTTGTCGAGGTAGAGTTTAACATGAGGCGCCCACTCCGCAATCTTCGTTTTCACCCATGTCTGCTCTCGATATATGTATACGCGCTTGCTTGGAGAGATCGCAGCATATCCAATCCACGTCATTGCAGCAAATCCCCAGTCTCCAATGACTATGCGGGGCCACCATGACGGAATTTCAAACTCCGGGATGACGTGAATTGCATTCTCTGGTTCGTCTTCAAACTTACGATCACGAAACTCATCAAAGACTTGTCCTTGATAAGCGTCCCAATCACCCAACAATTTGGCTTTACGCTCGGCTTCAATCGTAATGCCCTGAAGGGACTGCTTATAAGTTGGATCAATGTGCGGATTATCTTCTAAGGTTGAATGAATGTAGATTCGCTTGTTTCCGCCCTTTCCAACGAGGATTTTTCCACCTTTTGGATAGGGCTTGATGAATCTCTTATAAGTCCACGTATGACCGATCCCACCAGGCATTCCAGCAGCGCGTGTAATGGACGGAAGTCCAGAGTCTTTTGGTGCTCTATTACGCTGAAAGGTAATATAAGTGTAAATCCACTCGGTAATTGAGGTAAGCTCGTCTGGTGTGTATAGACAGATTTGCATCGTGTCATATTGATGTACGTCATCTTCGTTTTCGCAGTGTCCAAGAAATATCATTGCTCCTTCGTTAGTACCGCCAGTACCACCGTATTGATCACTACGTGGAAATGTCCAACACATCTCAGTTTTGTTAAGAGTTGCGCCAAATTTACGATAAAGTTCCCTGGATCTAGGAATGATCTCATTTCTAAGTTCAGGATAGGTTCTTCGCATGAACACTTGTTTGAATTTAGGGTGCTCGTGCCATCTATGGACAATACCATACAAAAGTAGGACGTCGGACTTACCGGAGCCTGCTCCTCCTCCATAGAATCCCTCTTTTACTGTAGTAGGTAGTGAAAGAAACTGCTCCTGCTTTGGCGATGGACGCCATTCATTACTCTGAAACACCTTTTTTTGAGGTGTATCAAGTTCATTAGGATTCATGTTTAACGCGGACCTCTGCGCGGTTCCAATCCATTCTCATCCATAACTGTACCTGGAGGATACATAGATGGTCCAATTCCTACAGGCTGAGGAGTAGGTTCAGGAATAGATTCAGGAACAGGATTCATCTGCTGATCATATGGAGTCTGTAGATTCGCTAGACCATACTGTACATCTGGACGAACTACATCAGGCCGACCATAATTAGCTGGTAACTGGAGTGCGCCTGGCTTATCCATCCAACTCATATCCTGACCAGCTCCACGTCCAGTATTACGATAGGCTTCAAGCTGTGGATTAGCTCCAACTAGCTGACCATACGATCCACCAATTGCTCCATTACCCCCCGGAGCCTGAGACTGAGCATTCCTCCACTGCTGTCTCGCATTTTGGTTCTGACTGATAGAACCATTCATTCCAGCATTCTTATTAATTTCTTGCATCATAGCCATTGGATTGGCCATATTGTTATTAGGCCTCTGCATATTACCTACAGGTCTAGGTCCAGCACCCGTAGCGGGACGACCTTGCATGACAGGATTAGCACGCATCTGCTGTTTCTGAGCAAATGAGCCGCCGTTTCCAGGAGTCTGATTTAACGTATCGTATAGGCCCATTTACTGTTCCTTATCTAACAAATCTCTTGTGACAACAAATCTCAACTGAATTCTGGATTCCAAACTTGTCCTGAAATCCATACGGGTTAGATAGAGAATCTTACCGAGGAGTCGAAAAGATATATTCGACTCATTCATTATCTTCTCTGGTCCCACTCCCACGTACAGATCCATTTGCTTTTTCCTTCAACTCCTTACGCCTTGAACTTACTGAGTGCGTAGGAAATCTCATCCTTACTAGCTGTACCCGTTTACCACGTTTCATCTTTACTGAATGCATACGCGGTTGTCTAATATTCTTATCATCGTCGCCATGTTCCACTGACAGACAATGTAGTAAAGAGGTCATTTGATACAGCCTCACGAAACAAGACACCATTCACGAAGATCTGAACTGACATGAATGGATAGAGATTGTACAAGGAACTAACTGACGAGGCTTCGAGTGAAAGGAACATACTAGATTCATTAGTCGTGATGGTAGCTACGTAAGGTAGAGTGGAAATGACCTGAGTAGTTCCGTCTACTGCATTAGTGAATCTGACTCGAACTGTAGTGGATGTTCCACTCACTCTAAATTCTATTTTACTAACTTGTACAGGAGTTGGATTAGATGGAGGATTGGTTGGAAGTGGAGTCGGGCCGTTACCCGCTACATCATAGTAATTCTTCTCCTGACATCCAGATACAAGGAGAAGGAGAGTAACGAATAGAATTCGCATATATTCCTCTAATCCTTTACAAGTTTTACCGTTACATCAGTTGCAGCAGTACGAATAAATCCACCAACTACTGTAGCTATTCCATTAGTAAGAGTTGGAGTCATGCCAGGCTGCGCAAAGTCAAAGTGATTAGATACTTCAAATGCAGGAGTACCATGAGTAGTGAAGATAGCGAGCTTCACAGGTGGGAGTGCATACACGCGGTTAGCCACCATTGTCCAAGGCATACCGATTGGAAGGACTTCGGTAGGCATTACTTCTTCTCCTCTTTATTCGGTACGTAGAAATCGGACTCCTTCTTCAGTGCATCCTTACGATCATTCTCCAACTTCATGAACTTGTCATCATCTTCCTTCAGTTTATTGAAATCAGTCTTCTTCTTTTCATCACGCGCGCGTGACTGGAGTTCAGTAAGAGTCACATTGAATGCAACATTGTTCGATACGACTCCACCATCCTGATAGACCAGAACTGAATAGCTAGTTGGTTCAATCACACTAGTCAAATCTACTTCTGCCGTCAAGCTAGTCTCTGATACTCGGGTAGTGGGAATGGGATTACCATTCGCATAAATGGTACTTGTCTGATTGAATCCACTTCCCGTAACTGTCAGAGTGAATGTAGGAGTCAGAACCGGCTGAGACTCTGGACTGATAGAGTCAATGACTGGAGTAGTTGTCTGACCTGCACGAAGGATGTGGAGAACTGCGTCGCTCATCTTCTGAGCGAATCTACTATCAGCTGCCCCCAACATATGAGCTTCTCTAATCAGTCTCTCCTGTTCTCCTGAGATATCAAGAGACTTGGATGCAGGACTGAATAGAGTCGGGAAATATGGATCGTTGTGAAATGCAGGAACGATACGCGCTTGACTTACGTCCATGTTTCTTTCCTTTCTGTATATATAAATGAAGGGCCTGCTATTCACAGGCCCAATATATCTACTTCGGTTCAGGAGTCTCTGGAAGTTCCTGATCTGGTGAACCACCAGAAGGAAGTTCATTATCAGGAACAAGAATCAATCCCTGACACGCGAGCCACTTTACTACATACTTCTTACCGGGACATGGCAATTCATTACTCGGCCTGTTAGATGAACCCGGCAAAGAATTATCTGGACGACCACCAGATCCAGGAAGTGAATTGTCAGGACGATTAGGACGACCCGGCAAACTATTATCTGGACGATTACCAGGACGACCCTGACCATATCCCGGATCAGTAGGATCAAACGGGAATACTGGAAGTGTTACACCACCTGGTGGGAGAATAGGTCCGCCAGTTGGATAGTTAGGACTACCCGGCAATCCCTGTGAGGGATATCCACCACCGGGCAATGAGTTATCTGGATATCCACCAGAATTGTTGTCAAGGAACGTGATCAACGCCATACGTGATTGTACCATATCTGTTTCTCCTGCTGAGTGAAACGATGGATAGACTCGGGGGAATCTATCCATCTAGACTAACTAACCCGGAAGGTGCAGCCAGCTTTTGATTAGTTAGCCCTTGAATCGACGTGCAAATCCTGCACCCAACATACCAATACCAAGTAGGATGAGTGAAGTAGGTTCAGGTACACCCTGTGGGCATACTGGTGGACACTGTGGCTCAGGGAAAGTCACTCCACGAATCAAGAATGCCTGATCAGGTCCATCATTTGCAACAGGCATGATTGCATGGAATCGAACGATATCTGTGAGTGCGAAACCACTCAAATCAAATCCAGTGAGAACATAGTCTGCATATCCATTTCCAGCATTACCTGCCGGAGTGGGAGGAACTGGTGTAGGTCCAAGATAGATATCCTGCACAACACCATTCACTGTCATAGCAAACAATCCGAGTACCTGATCTGGCTGACCCTGAGCCTGTGAGAAATCCAGACCTACACGGAAGTTGTCTCCAAACAACAGTCGGATACCTGCTACCGTATAACCAGGTGAAGTCAGATCCCAATTGATGTTCTCACCCGCATTACCAGTAGGTGTGTTCACATAATCAGGAATCTCTGTAATACGTCGTGAGTTACAATCACTTCCACCTGCCACGCAGGGATTATTAGTCTGCTGCTGAAGTGGATCGTTCAATGCAACTGGACTCAACGTGAGCAGAGCCGCGTGCGCATTACTAGAACAGATGACAGTGAATACAGCGAATAGACCGACGCCGAATGTCTTCATATACGTTACTCCTGTACAGTGATTGTGTCGTAACTCCGCTCATCCTTGAATTGAGGAGCGAAGATTACGAACTGTGGTTGTTTGTTTCCTTCATCTGGAGCCTGCTTCGGTTCTAGATTCTTGATGATAACAGACATATCTTTAGCGATACCGGATACCTTATCCGCATCGAGATAGTCTAGCTTCTCTTGAGTGATTGATCCCAACGCCATATTCAAAGTCTTAGATGCGCGCTTCATAGCTCGCTCTCTAGACTTATTGATGTGCTGTAGGATGGATGACTTCGGGGAGTTATAGGATGAAGTAGATGTAGCACCTACTGCATACGCACTCGCAGATGAAGGAGATAGACCGAACTCTGCGGCTAGATTCACTGCACTAGCCCTACCATTCAACAGAGCTTCCTCTCCTATGATCTTTTGGAGAGATTCTGGAACTGCAATATCTCCGTCTTTCCTGCCCTTCTTCGGGATGTCTTTAATCTCTGGCTTATCTTCAGGTGGAAGTATATCTCCTGTAACTACCAAGGGCTTGGGAGTCACATAAGACTTCAACTCCTTCTGGAGATCCTCATCAGATACAATTCCAATGGCCATAGATATACCTATCCCGTAGAAGAAGATAACAATTAGTTGTGTAGGGATGGGCCTTTTCGGGCCATGTCCAGACTAGCATAATCCGTTCGACCTGTCAAGCCCCCTAAGTCGTTCATTCCCAAGGGGTTAGCCCCGATCGGTTAAATCCCCGGATCGGTCGAATATATTTGTCTAGATAAGTATGAACTCAGTTTTGAATTTTTATTTTTTCTACAGAAAATATGGGACTCCCGAATAAATATACCCCGAGACACATTATTTCTACTTTCTCATAAATATATTGCCTGACACACATTATTGCTACGCCACCCCACCGGGGTGCTGTGTCAAGCCCCAAGATACAGGGGTGTACCCCGTCCCACACCCCCACATCTTGGGGTTGACAAAGAAAAAAAACTCGGGCCGAAAAAAATAAATGTATGCCTGGCCGATTTTTGGCGCGTCCGTCGAAAATAAATGTTGCACGCGCCTCGACCTGTGATATGCTTGGTTGGTCGCAAGTGCGCGACACGCCGACCGGGCGGCCTGACCCGGATGAGAGAGACTAGAAAATCATGAAGACCATCACCAAGAAATTCACGTGCGGCAGTGCTCGCGGTCAGAACTTCTCGCCAGTTCTGGAATTCCCCGTGGAGTTCACGCAGTATGAGACAACCGATGAACTCGTCGCAGCGAAGGATGAGTTGACGCTGGCACAGCAGGTCAAGGTCCGTAACGCAGAGCGTATTACTCGCGCTCGTCAGGCCGCACAGAATGCCTTGCTGGATTCGATGGGAATCGAGAAGCAGGACATCAACAACAACGACCAGATTCGCCTCCGGGAGTTCTACAAGATTCTGATGTCCTCGAAGCTTTACGATGAGGACACCGCGCGAGAGATGGCGGCGACCTCGCTCAACTTGAAGTGGAGCGACGACGCAGAGTAGGCCAGGACACCGGCCCGGACTCAATATCCGGGCCTTACCTTTTCGCCCCTGTGGAAGAAGTTTTCCACAGGGTCTTTTTTTTGCCAAAAACCCCCGTCTTCTGTGCGCCTCTCCTATCTCTTGATAGTGGGAGATTTCTGTGCATATAGACACGCGCACGCGCGTATGGAATCTGCTGTGCGTGTCTGTGCATAACTGTTAGGCTACGCCTATCCGGATACTTCTGTGCACAAGTATACAATATAAATATATCGCCTGTGTGTGTGTCTGTGTCCATGTCCTATGACCTAGGGCACGAGGACCACACACACGTCCTAAAAAGGGGACAGGAAGGAAATAAATTCAATAGTTATATTTTTTTTTTTGTTTTTTTTATATCTTCGTTCTTCTTATTTCGCCTGAACTATGTAATTTCTACTCTTGCGTTCCGTCGTTCGGCGTGCTACCCTAGGGGACACGGACAGACAGAGGGACACACTAAGGTCCGTGGCACCGAGAGTAGAAAACTAAGGAGAGAGATACATGGCTAAACATCCACACAGACTCATGTTACACCAGAAGAAGACGTGGCGTTGTATGTTGCCTGGATGTAGATACTTTATTCATTCAGGTCTGGAGTTCACACTAGCAGGTCAGACTAGTATATGTTGGGAATGTGGTGGTGAGTTTGTGCTGGATGAAGGCTCAATCAAGGATGCGCGCTCGGGTGATGACATGCCGGTTTGTTATGACTGTAAGAACAGACGCGCAGGCGGACCATCCGCAGACGATGTGGATGACCTAATCAATGCGCAGACGGCACTCGCACGCGCAGGTGTTCAGTATGTGAGAGAACTATCGCCTAATAAGCGAAAGAATCTCGAGATGATGGGCATCAACTTCAGTGTGTTAGAGCAGTATGAGAATAATCAAGTTGAAGATCAAGTAGAAGTATTTGAGCCTACTATAGAACACGCGCCCACATGCGGACTATATGAAGGTGGGGACTGTACCTGTAAGTAGAGACAAAACACATATGTTCGGCTCGGACCGTGTAAAAAGTGCTCGGTTCGGGCCGGACCCACTACCCCTTGTGGTCCTTTGCGGCGCAGAGCGGCACATTATGTGGATGGGCACCTGTGGTATACTGGGGTCTGGCGCAAGCCCCACCTCGATATATCTATCTGGTATAACGAGATTCACTCTAGCACCGAAAGGGCGAGAATATGAAGCGTTTCTACTGCACCATCTGCCGACGTATCAAGCGTGTTCGGCAGTATCCTTCCGACATCACCTCCCAGCATTCTGATGTAGTAGGCGAGCGTATTGGAACATGCGCGCGTCACTCAGATACGCCTGCGCAGTTCACGCCGAAGCAGGTTGTGAACATCCCCGTCAAGTCTCTCCAGAATAAGAGGAGAGCATAATGAAGCCAATCGCTATCGGCGAATGTGAAGCGTGCAACGCTGTGGGAGATTTGTTTCAGGCTCCCGGCAGTTCATATCAGCTGTGTGTGATTCACTATCAGGCAGAGGTTGAGGCGATTCAATCTGCTAAGGTTATCAATAAGGTTGTTGAAACCTCGCTGAAGAAGATTGAGAATACGAATCTCAAGGCAGACATCTACAACGCTGCTACTACATCGTTCATCGAGCTACACGCGGCTATTCAGCACGACGATTCGATTCCTGCTGATAAGAAGAATGAAGTTCTAGTCCAGACGGCTGAGAAGTACATCACTGGATTCACTCAAGCCATCTTTGACTTGAATGAGCAAAAGGTAGCTAAAGAGAATGAGCGCGCAGGATGGCGTCAGGCTACCGTCGATTACATCGCTACGCTGCGTGAGACTGAGCGAGAGAAGTACAAGAAGTTCAACATCACGTACCAGCCTGCTCCTGTCACCAAGAAAGCAATTAAAGGTGACAAGCCGAGAGTATCTAAGGCTAAGGTTGGAACTAATCTCGCTGAAGCCAAGCGTATGGCTGAGAAGTATGGCCTGCCATACATCGGCATTCAGTCTCTGGTGGTCAGCAAGAATATCTCGTACGAGCAAGCTGCCATCGAACTCTGCAAGATGATGGGTAAGCCTGTTCCGGTCACTCAGTAACTTAACTTCCATTAACTGAATTCCGTAAGGACAGATAATGACTAGACAGCAAGCATCACAGCTATTGAGAGACGAGCTGAATAAGCACGGTCTTTCAGACTGGCATGTGAGATTGAATCAGAACGCTGATTCAAAGTTCCTTGGTCTGTGTTCGTATAAGGATAAGTGCATTATCCTTTCGGCACATCACATCGACATCCATCCTGATGCTGATGTAATCAATACAATCAGGCATGAAGTTGCACACGCACTCACGCAGGGGCATGGGCACGATAACGTGTGGGCAGATAAGGCACGTGAAATCGGATGCGATAACACGATGCCTTGCTCTAACCTGTCACTCTCTCCTGACATCATTGATGCTATCAGGTCAGGCGCGGACGTTGAAGTAACATTCGACGAGCAGGTTATACGCACTCCCAAGTATCACGTTACACGTCTTCAGGATAAGTGCCCGAAGTGTGGTAAGGTGGCTGTCACCAAGTCAGAGAAGACAGTTGTAGTCAAGGGTGACACCAAGCCTGATATGAAGTTTATCACGCTTGAGTGCGGACACATCATCCTCAAGATGATTCCGAAGGGTACGCCATATCACCTGTTCCAGACAGGTGGTAGGTTGGACTGCGACCACGTGTGGGTCAAGAATACATGCGCACTGTGTGATAGACACAAGCCATATGACTTCCAGCTGGAAGGCATGAAGTTTCTTGAGGCTGGATTGAGCGTCAATAAAGGTGCTGCAATCCTTGATGAGATGGGCCTCGGGAAAACTGTTCAGGCAGGTGGTGTGGTGTTCTTCAATCCAGACATCTGTATTCCATGTCTCTGGGTTGTCAAGGCAGGTCTGAAGTACCAGTTCGCATCGTTCATCATGCACTGGATGCCGGGCCATATGGTACAGGTCATCAATTCATCTAAGGATGATATGTGGCCCGTATGGAATGGCAAGTTTGGGATGAAGCACTACATCATCTCTTACGACATGCTGGTGTCCAAGTCACGCACTCTCAAGTCTGGCAAGGTCGTTACGTCAGGCTTTGACATCACGAAGTTCGATAAGGTTGGAATCAAGTGCGTAGTACTCGATGAGTGTCAGCAGATTAAGAATGTTGACAGCTCACGCACTCAGATGGTCCGTAAGGTTGTTAAAGAGCGTAAGGTTATCGCGCTCTCTGGCACGCCTTGGAACAATCGTGGTAGTGAGTTGTTTCCTGTCTTGAACATGCTGGCTCCCATGAAGTTCTCATCGGAAGCTGGATTCAAGCGTGACTGGGTGAGCTACTACTATCAAGGTCAGTATGTTAAGGAAGGTGGAATCAAGCGTATTCCACAGTTCAAGGAACATACAAAGGACATCCTAATCCGTAGAGAGCGTACGGAAGTGATGCCTGAACTACCGCTAGTCAATCGTACGAAGCTGAATGTAGTCATGGATGACTCGCAAGAGGCTGTCTATGACGAGGCAGTAGAGACGTTCGTGAAGTGGTATGAGGACCAGATGGGTGAGATTAGCGGCATGATGATCATTGCAGCGATGCAAAAGATGCGTCACCTCGTCGCACTCGCAAAGGTGCCTGCTACACTCGAATATGTAGATGAGTTCATTGAGAACACGGATAGAAAGCTGGTGGTGTTCGCTCATCACAAGGACGTGCAGGAGATTCTCTACACTGAGCTGAAGGATAAGTATGGTAAGGACATGCCAATCCTGAAGTTAGACGCGGACTTGGGAGGCATGGAGCGATTCGAGATGTGTGAGGAGTTCAACAAGGCACCGCGTGTCATCATGGTGGCATCGCAGTTGGCATCAGGAGAGGGACTCAATCTCCAAACCTGCTGTGATTGCATCATGCACGAGAGACAGTGGAATCCCGGTAAGGAAGAACAGTGTGAAGGACGATTTATCCGTATCGGGTCTGTTGCTACTTCTGTTAGTGCTGTCTACGCTCATCTTGAAGGTCTTACAGCGATAGACGCGCAGTTGGATGCGATCATCGAGAAGAAGCGAGTTCAGTTCCATGACGTGCATAACAAGGGTGAGGCACCAAAGTGGAATGAAGACTCGATGATGCGTGACCTCGCTTCCAGCATCGTCAATTCACACAACGCTAAGAAGAATCGTAAGATTCTAACTGGAGTCAAGTAATGAAGACCAAGAACTACATCGAGTTCCGCGTATATCTTCACCATGATGAGGTACAGGCTGATAGTCATCTCCTGAGTGTAGCGGAATCTCTTAAAGATGTCCTCTACACCGAAATTGAGGAGATTGATGAAGACGTCAAGGTGAAGATGTTCTCCGGTGACGTGACCTATGAAGTACATATTGGTGAAATGAAGTGATGGATAAACTACCATCCATCATCATCTGTATCGTGGTGTTGTGGGCAGTTCTTGCTGCTAGGTGTCCTGAATAACTATATTGGAAGATGGTCTACACGACATCTTCCAGTCTCTCTATCTGATCCGGTTCAATTCTGTGCGTAATATGAAGCCACTACCGATCAATATCACTCTCACCCCGCGTGAGGCTCAGACTCTCTGCGGTATCTTTGAAATCTTCAGCACCACAATGAAGAAGATGGAGGTAGATGTTCCTGTTGAGTTGAGAAGAGACATGATGACCATCCTCGATAAGATGGTGGATAAACTGACGGACCAGATGATTAGGAAGAACTAATGCCAGAGATTGTGTCGAACGTCACTCTCATCAAGAAGTATTTCGAGCTTGGTGGGCGTAAGGTGGAGATGGCTGAGATGAAGGCTCTCACAGCTGAAGACCGAGAGGAACTCGGGAAGATGGCACGTGAGGCTCTGGAGAAGTTGGAGAACAAGTAGTTTGTAGTTCAGATTCAGTCCATTAGAAATAGTGGACTGATTCGGACCTACAACCTATTCTGGAGAGAATGAAATGAAATACGACGAGCATAACGTCACACGCGGAGTGAAGGAGAACGGAGAAAATCCGGGCTACTTCTATGCTCCATGTGGAGTATGTGGACGTAGGCTGAACGTGGGTAACTATCCTCCCGTCATCATTGAGGGAAGACTCGAAGTGTTGTGCTATCACCCCTGTAAGGAGACTAAATGAGTGTGAGTATTGAAGATCTGATTCAGATTCTCATTCGATACATTAGTGTCGAGGAGAGAATGTCACAACAGGAAGTTACTAACATGCTTCTCAAGGAAGCATTGATTGCGCGTGGACTAATGATCAAGGAGCCGAAGTAATGGAACTGTATAGTGTAACTCAGTTCTTTCCTGATGGACAGTATGAGACAGTTCGTAAGCATGTCCCTGCTGTCGAAGCTATGGAAGCTGTGAAGCATTACACGCGGTCAGTAGGTGCGCGCATGGGTACAACAGTGCGTGTCATCATCACTGACATGATGGATAGTATCTGCTTTGAATGGGAATATGGTAAGGGTATCACATTCCCGACTCAGCAAATGATGGACGAAGCGTCCGACAAACTGGAGAAGACTAATGCCGCAAAAGATGCCTAGACAAGCTGGTGGTCGTCGTCCGTATGCAATGGGTGCTGATACAGCTATTGAACGCGCAATTGAGAAGGAGTGTGCGCGTTATGATATCAGTCGTTCAATGGTGATTCGTAATGCACTCGCATTCACCTTCAATATTGACTTGTATGAGTATGAGTCGAAGCCTGTGAAGCTCAGGAGAGTCAAGTGATGCCATCTAATAAGAGGTGGTGTGTTGAAGTTCACATTCCCTATTACTTGTGCTTCGCTCCATCAGTTAAACGAATGTTGTTCAAGACACGTGCGTCAGCTAACAAGTTTCTGTGGTTGAATTTTGGTAGATATCGGTACCGTTACTCAGAAGTAAAGAGGGTCAAGTGAGTAAAACTTGTCACTACTGCAAGGAGAACACTCATCACGATATTCTCTTTGATGGTAAGAATATACGAATGGTTCAATGCGAGAAGTGTCTCAAGAGAACCATAGAAGAAAAGAAGGTGAAGTAATGGAAGTGATAGTACCGAAGAAGAACGTCATCATGGATGCTACTTCTTTATCATCCTTGATGTCGTGCGGACGGTATCATGACATTCGATTCAATCATCGTCTTGTGTCTAACAAGGGTAAATCGAATAGTCTTGAAGTGGGTTCCCTCATCCATAAGGTGCTTGAGGTGTTCTATCAGCATCAGATTGCTGGATTGGGACGCAAAGAGGCTATTGGACACGCGCTCACTGCGGGACAGATGTATGTTTTAGGCTGTCCTAAGTGCGCGAACTTCGTAGAGTCACACAATGTGATGGACCCGCGTGAAGACGCTGGATTGAATCACACATGCAATGAGTTGTGCGTACCTAAGCCTACGTGTGGGCATGACATCGACGAGTATCCCGGTGTCACGAACACTCCAGAGTTGTCTGCTGGATTCACTGTAGGCTGGCGATTCGCGCTTGAGACGTGCGAGAAGTATTTCGAGTTCTACAAGAACGACGCATTCATTCCTCTCTCATGTGAGCACGTCAAGGGTGATGTGTTGTATGAGGATGATGAGATTCGTGTGTTGTGGAAGGCGAAGTTCGATCTAGTCATTGACACGAATCAGATTGGTATCGTGTCGATGGATCACAAGACATTCAAGCAGCGTCGAGATAAGTCCACACTGTCCAATCAGTTCCTCGGTCAGTGCATGTTGCTGAAGTCACGCAATGTCATCGTCAACAAGATCGGGTTGCAGACATCGCTCAAGATTGAGGAGAGACTTACACGTGAAGTGGTTAGTTTCTCCGCCGACAGACTCCTTGAATGGCAGAGTGAGATTCTTCCTTACTATGCCTACAAGTACATTCAGTTCAGTGAGTCTGAATACTGGCCTCCCGATTACACCCACTGTGACACTATGTTTGGTCCGTGTCCCTACAAGCAGGTGTGTGAAGCGGACAGAGGAATGAGAGAGGAAGTGCTGCGTAATAACTATGTAGTCGCTCCTGTGTGGGATCCAACGAATAAGGGAGATGAATAATGAAGGTTAGAGACTTATTGGAGGAACTGAGTAATCTTCCTCTCAATCATCGTGACCTCGAAGTGTACATAGACACTGAGGGAGATGAGTATCGTGAGATGGAACTTATCCCCATCGTCGAGGTGAGTGCAAAGGATGATAGTCAAATCATCGGATATATCATCTGCGAATCCAAGCCTGATGATGATCAGCCAGTTCTACCTCTCGTAATAGAGAAGAAGGTTCACTGATGGCTACAATGTCTGATGTGAACTTCGATTCCCTCTATTGCTTGTTCAAGGGAGAGCCTGGTACACGCAAGTCAACTCAAGCATTATCCTTTCCTGGACCTCAGTATTGGTTCTCATGGGACAGGAAGATGAACGGTATCATGCTCCCGATGAAGCGTTGGGGTATTGATCCGAAGACTATCAGTTACGATGACTATGATGATTGGGCTGCGGGTAAGAAGCAGTTAGAGAAGTTTCAGGTTAACTGCCCTTACAAGACCATCATCATTGATAGTATTACCAGCATGGCAGACATGACTCTGCGCCAGACTATGAAGTTGAAGTATGGCGTATCGAGGTCGAGTGGAGCCGCAGCTGGTAAGCTCGTGGCAGGTATCGCTGTCAACGAAATCGAGGATTACAATGCAGAGAGTTCAGCTCTGAATGAACTCATCGCACTCACTAAGGACATCAATATGTTCCATAAGGTGAATGTGATCCTCATTGCGCATGTAGTGAAGGCAGAGTATCGCGACACTACAAAGAAGACCACGCATATTTCCCGTCAGATCGTGACCGCGGGTAAGAACGTGGCAGCTAAAATCCCAGCATATTGTGGTGAAGTTTATCACTTCAATATTGAGCAGGGATTTGTTGAAGGAGCAGGAGGTGACTACTCTCTACTGACAGAACACACTGGCGACGATTTCGCACGTAGCGCAATCGGACTGGATAAGAAGATCGTATTTGGGGATAAGCCTCTGTACGATACGTGGGTTAAACCAGCCATCGCCAAACTCATCAACACCAACAACACCGTCAACAAGTTCTAACAGGAAACAAGACAATGCCTATCATCAGCTTTAACGACCGTGACCTGCTCCGTGGCAAGATTGTGGAGCCCGCGTGGTATGTGGTGAACATCGTCAACGTGGGTGAAGCCCCATCGAAGGATGGAGGTAGCACCAACTACCCCGTGGAAGGTGTCATCGTGCGCAACGCTGACAACGGTTCGGAAGACTTCGCCAACGTCCCGCTGGATTGGAATTTCAACAGCAAGGCAATCTCGTTCGCTGCGGGATTTCTGTCCGCACTTGGTGTGGATGTGAAGTCTGGTGCGCGCTTCGAGCTTGCTAATGCAGTTGGCAAGCAGATCGAAATCTTCGTCGAGAACGATACGTGGCAGGGTCGTATGCTCAACCGCGTGAACCACAAGTACCGCCCATTGCGCGGCTAACTAGTTTAACTATTGTGGTGAGCTTAAATACTGACTGAAAAGTCCCTCTGCACGTAATTGTCAGACCTGAGGGTGCAGCACCACAATCAACAAGTAACTGGAGAACGAAATGTACAACCCTGACGAACTTGGCTCTTACGACGATTATCAGATGTCTCCTGAAGAAGAAGACACGGACTCCTCTCTCATCCCCGATCCAGATGTGGATTTGGAAGAAGTCGATGAAGATGACGAGCCAGACATCGACGAAGTGCTAGAGGAAGCGCACTTGGATGATGACGAGGAAGATGAAGATGAGGACGATCTTCTAGATGAGGACGAAGAAGACGACGACAAGTTGTAACAAGATTCATTCAGGAAGTAGTTACGGTCAGAGGTTATCAGCTGCTCCCATCAGACTGATATAAGTTGATCCTAACGAGGGCCTGAGTGATAGGGGATGCGTGCAATACCTTCGCACTAGGCGATTGTTGACGTGCGCATCCCCGTTTTTGTCTAATTGAGGACAAAATGGAACCAGAAACTAAAGTAATCGGTAGAGTAATCAAGGTTCATAAGACTGGATGGGGGTTCATCAGTTCAAAGGAAATTGAATTCACACGTATCTTTTTCCATTGGACTGCGCTACGTCAGGACACAGTGAAGTTTCCTGAGCTGAAGACTGGTATGCATGTCGAGTTCACGCCTGTTGAGATTCCGGGTAAGGGATTTCGTGCGGTGCATGTGCGTGTCGTCAATAAGCCAGCTAAGGAAACAGAAAATGACACCGAAGAAATTGATAGTGAAATGTCCCCACTGCCAGAATTCGGACAAGAGACTAATTAGTTTCTCTGCACTTCTCAATGGAGTATGGTACTACTGGTGTCTCGTATGCTCGAAAGAGTTCGAGGTGAATGAGAATGAGTTATCACAAAGAACTACTAACAGAGATACTACAAGATTGGACAACTGATCAGATTGACCAGTATATCCTCTCACTGGTGGTAAGGAAGTCTGAGCTGGATGACTGGATACGCACTGTCCAGAACGTGAAGCGTAAGAGAAAGAGTAAGTCCACTCCTGAGAATGGACCCAGAGATGGCAGATAAACTACGAGAGGCATTGGAACGCATCCTTCAGGACGCGGACTTAGAAGATGAATACGATGAGCGAGATAGTGATGGGAGGTTTATCTCTAAAGCCGCCCTCGTGAATGCGCGTGAAGCATTGAAAGAAAGAGAACATGAGTGGGAGTTTTACTTCAATGGCTCCTTCTGTAAGAGATGTGGTGCAGCGATAGGAAGTGGAACACCATGTCGATAGAGAAAAAATATGTACCTGGCATGGGTGGTATAGGTGCGAAGCTACTCATACTAGGAGAGGCCCCATCATACGAAGAAACGGCTAAGGGTCAGCCGTTCGTAGGTCCATCAGGCCGAGAACTCGATAGATTGTTGAAGGACGCTGGCATCTATCGAGGTAACTGCTGGGTTACGAATGTGTGCAAGTATGAGGTTCCAGCTAATGAGTTAAGGAAGAAGCTACCATTTCATATACGTGCGCGTAACGCGGGTATTGACATGGAGCAACAACTATCTGAACTAAGGACAGAGATAAATGATATCAAACCTAACTGCATCCTCGCTCTCGGTGGCACTGCTCTATGGGCGCTCTCGGGGAAAGATAAAATTTCTAAACATCGCGGCTCCATTATGTGGGGGATGGGAACTAAGTTTGTGCCTACCTATCATCCCGCGCATCTTTTACATAGTGCTAGCGGTGGGGAGATCAAGGGATATTGGAATCGGCAGATAATGATCTTCGATTTCAAGAGAGCATTAGATGAGTCCGCGAGTCCTGAGCTGCAACTGCCGAATAGAGTATTACATATCGCCCAGAACAGTGGGGAGTTATACCAGTTTCTTGATAGATATCGAGACTCCCGAAAGGTTTCGGTCGATATCGAAGCAGGAGGGCACTGTCTTCCTATATGTATTGGACTGGCTTTCAACAAGAACCACGGCATTACTGTTCCTCTGTGGAACGCAGATAATATTAGTCACATACCAACTGCCGACCTAGCTAGCATGTGGGTTATGCTGAGCAAGGTATTAATGGAGAAAGATATTGTCGGACAGAACTTTAACTATGACCGTGATAAGATTCGACGATTGGGGTTCACCATTCGGAGAATCTACTCAGATACGATGCTCAAAGCATTCGCCATTAACCCTGAGCTACCAAAAGGACTCGCATTCCTTACGTCTATCTATACAAGGGAGCCATTCTACAAAGACGACGGTATGTATGAAGGGTCTTACCGCGATCTATTGCTCGGATGCGCGCGTGACGCTTGTGTCACATTCGAAGTAGATGAGGCGATGGATGCGGACTTAGATGAATTGGGAGTGAGAAAGTTCTATGAGAACTTTATCATGACTCTCCCAGACTTCTATGCGGAGATCGAGAACAATGGATTCTACGTCGATGAGGACAAACGAAAGGAACTCATTAGGAAGTACGTGGAATGGGATGAGAGACTTGGGTTCGAGATGCATGAGATTGCTGGAATTGATGTCAATCCGAACTCTCCTCCTGCTGTTCATTCATTGTTGTTCGATCTATGGCATCTACCTCGCCGTAATGGAGTGGGTGAGGAGGAACTAACTAGTCTACTGAATCTCAAGCACGGAGTAAAGGAACCACAGTACCGCGTGTGGATTGAAAAGTGTCTTGAGAGACGTAGAGTCAGGAAAACGATTTCGACCTATCTACTTGCCATACCTGACTATGACGGGCGGATGAAGACTACCACTTACATGTGCTTGGAAACGGGCAGGACAAGTACCGGGCAGCAAGATCCACCTACTAGGCCATTAGTAGATACAGTAGGTAAGAAGCGTAAAGTAGATATGAAGCCTATGGGCGCTGCGTTCCAAGTATTCACCAAGCATGGTGATATTGGAGCGGACGTTCGAGGTATGTATAAACCGGGCGAAGGTGAAGTATTCGTCCAACTAGATAGTTCTCAAGCTGAAGCGCGTGTTGTCTTCAATCTGGCAACCGATGATCAAGCGTTAAGGGACATAGACGAACATGACTATCACGCACTTACTGCGAGCTGGTTTTTCGGCGGTGTGGAAGCGGATTACTCGAAGAAGATACTCGGATACGAATCTCCCATTCGGTTTGCAGGGAAGACTCTACGCCATGCGGGACATCTTGGCGCAGGAAAGCGACGAGCATCTGTTGAACTTAACACGCAGGCGCGAAAGTTTAAAATCCCGATTACAATTGATGAAGGACAAGCCGAACGCGCACTGAGAATCTTTCATGCGCGTCAGCCTAAGATACAACAGGTCTTTCACACAGGTGTGATCGAGGCTCTTAAAGATAACCGTCAACTATGTGCTCCATTACCTTGGGGGATTGATGCCGAACGTGGTGGTATACGAATTTTCTATGAACGATGGGGCGATGACCTCTTTCGAGAGGCATTCAGTTACCTCCCCCAACGTGCTGTTACTGACAATACCAAAGCAGCTGGAATTAGAATTAAGAAACAATGCCCAGACGCGAGAATTATTCTTGAAGCGCATGATGCACTTCTGTTTGCAATTAGACGAGAATACTTAGATGAATTTATTGTAATCAGTAAGAAGGAGATGGAACGTGCGATTAATTTTACTGCTTGTTCGCTTCCTCGTAGGTTTCTTAAGATCCCTTGTGACGTGGAGATCGGTGAGAACTACGCGGACTTATCGAAATACAAGTCGGCGGAAGCGATTAAGGTGGTGGCTCCAGAGCTGGTACAAACCAGACCACTTACTATAACTGAGCAGTTCACTGTGAACGATGAAATGGCGAGGGATGAAATATTCCGGAAACGTGAACAAGCAAGTAGTAAAATAGTCCCTGAGGACATTCCGTTCTAGTAAGGATTGAAGGATGACATGGTTGGACGATCTATTAGGGCAGCACAGCGAATTAGAAAGTCCCATGAACTTCTGGAAGTGGGGCGCACTAGCAGCACTGTCTGCTGTTGCTAAAGACAATGTGTGGATAGATAGACATATCCATAACCTCTACCCTAATATCTATGTAATGTTTCATGCTGAGAGTGGACTAAAGAAAGGTCCGCCTATCAGTATGGCAAAACAACTAGTAACAGGTGTAGGGGGTACTCGGGTTATCTCTGGTCGTAGTTCCATCCAAGGTATCTTGAAGGAACTTGGCACTGCGCAGACTCAACCGGGAGGTAGGGTCATCAATAAGTCGTGCGCGTTTATCTGTAGTAGTGAACTAACCTCTAGTATAGTAGAGGACAAGGTAGCTACGGACATTCTGACTGACCTATATGACCGTCAGTACAACATAGGTAATTGGCGTAGTCTATTGAAGATGGAGCAGTTCAACCTCAAGAATCCTACCATCACGATGTTGACTGCAACTAATGAAGCTCACTCTGCGGACTTCTTCGGGAAAAAAGATATACATGGCGGTTACTTCGCCCGTACATTCGTGGTATCGGAGAGTAAACGGAACCGAAGTAATTCCTTACTAGTTCCATTAACTAATCCTCCTCAGTATAAAGAGGCTATAGCATACCTGAAGGAAGTAGAGAAACTACAGGGACCATTCGCACCTCTGGCATTGAAACAACCAGATGGAAATGGATGTAATATACCCTACATTGAGACAGCGACAGGAGAGACTAACTACTTCACTGAGGCGGGGATCATCTATCAAACATGGTATGATGATCTAACTGAACAGACGTTAACAGAGGACTTGCGAGATGATACAGGTACCCTCAACAGATTTGGAGACAGTGTACTCAAGGTGGCGATGCTTCTGTCTCTTGCTCGTAGCCCTGAGTTGTATATCGACGCGGCGTCTATGCAATTAGCTATAGATTACTGCCGTACATTGATAGGTAACGTGAGGGGTATGACTTATGGCAAGAAGGGATTATCGGAGTCTAAGAATATCAAAAAACTAATCATCGACGAGCTAATGAGCAGGCCCAATCATCAGGTGAGTAGGGCCATGCTACACAAGAAGATGTGGAGTCACTACAAGGAAGCGAGTGAACTCGATGAGGTAATGAACTCGTTCGATCAGGCGGGTACAATCAAGATGGAAACGATGGGGAATCAGGTCATCTACAAGATGACTGATGTGGAGTACAAGAGGTTGAAAGACTTCTTTGATGGGCGGAACAAGTGATTATACCGAGACCCACACACAATGAATACCTTCTACCCCATGTCGAGGAGAGAGCAGACTCGACTAGGGATTATAGTAAACACTGCGCGTGGGTCAAATGGTTCTTCGAGCAACCACCTTGGAAATGTTATGTCTGCGGTGCCATGATTGTAGCAGCATGTGACTACTGTCCGTGTTGCAAGTACGGACCACACCGCAGACATACTAGTAGGAGTCTGAATCCTCCGACTTACCCAAGTCCATGAAACCGCCACCACTAGCAAGCCAATCATTCTCGGGATCTACAAGTTTACCTACACTCTCACCACGTCCATAGGTCTGAGTGCCCATACCGAGCATGATTGGACCCATCCACGGTAGCATCTTCGGGTCTTCGTAGTATAGTCCAACGAGATCCTGAATTACTAGTGGTACAAACAGCTGAGCAATTCGGTCATACACATGGAACGGATTGTATTCAGACTGGCTAGCTAGGTCATACGCGAATTTGGTGACGGGGTTCAACTTGTTAGACAGGAAGCGTTCGATGTTCGACTTCTGTGTCTGAGCCATGAATCCCTCACCAAACTCTCTCCATTCTCCACTCGCGCTTGACGTAGTGCCTCCCTGAATCATACGTGCGTACGATACGAGGAACTGCTGGAACCCACCACCGGGATCTAGGCGCGTATCTCCAATCTTCGCCTTACCCCAATCAGCAGAAGTCATATTGTCGATGTTGACTTCTACCTCATCTCCTCCGCCCATCTTCATTAGAGTAAGCGCACTCATCCACGCCGTACCAGTGGCTAGTGCTGCCATCATATACTGTCGTCTCACCTGTGGACTAGCCATAACGTACGTGTTGGGATTCAACATGCGTATACGACTAGCGATTAGACCAGGTGAGAAGAATATATGCTGAAGTGCGCCTGATGCACTCTCTAGACTTACCTCCGCGTGCTTGGTTGGAAGGATGTGAGTCTTCAGTGGTCCCTGTCCTGTAGCCGTATTAACGAAATCGGCCAATTCTTTAGCTAGAACTTTGTTACGATAACCATTTAACTCTAGTGCTTCCTGTTGAGTATAGCTCTGTCTGAAGATACCAGGTCTAGCCGAGCCAGTTCTACTAGCTTCAACAGCCATCGCAGCACTCTGGTTCATCAGATGCTCGAACCTATTTACCTTCAAGTGATTTAAGAAGGTAACATATGCGCGGTTACTCGCTCTAATTGGCCTACCTATAGTACCTGCCCACAGTTTAGATCCAGCAGTAGGTTGCCATGTTGATACACCAGCTGCATTAGTAGTTGTCTTACCAATACCCATCTCCAACCATCTAGATGCAGTAGCCTGAGCACGCTGACTCATTGGAGCACCACTGCTAGCCGTCTCGAACATCTTGAGTCCAGCTTCCTGAGCGATAGAGGGTCGGACCTTACCAGTTACTCTATTTCGACGTGCCTGCATGACTGGCTTAGCGCGTAAGTCCGCATCAATCATGTTGAATATTTGTTCAGAGTACCCAGCCTTAAGCATGGGTGAAATAGCTTTCCAGAACTGTGGTGTATGGATTTGGCTCAATCCCTGACGGAATGGAGCAGACAAGTCCATCGTAGTAGTAGCTGCACTAGGTACAGCCATAGCTTCTTTAACCCAGTTCAGATCACCCTTCTTAATTACGTTAGCACCACCTGATCCAATACCTGTAGCGGCTTGTACTTTATTCCAACCGGGTACAGGTGGATTAGTGGGATTTCTACCGAATACATTCCATGCACCCTTCTCCTCTTTCATCTTCTGGAAGAACGAGTTAACCCAACCACGGATAGCTCCGGGTTTAGTACCTACATCAAATTCTCGAGACGCGCGTCTAGTATTTGGACTAATTACATCTACAATAATAAATAGATTATGTAGCATATGTATCGAATCAGCTAGATGTACAGCCTGACTAGCTGTAATCGGTGATGCTATTTCAGCTGCATTATCTCGGAATCGAATGGCTCCATTCTCTAATGCTTCATATAGTGAAATTCCAGCTCTACGTGCTTCAGTCTCATGGAAACTATAACGATCATTAAATGCTAGACGTTCTCCATTAGGTAGAATGAAGCGCGTGTCTCCATAGTCATCAGTTACTGGAAGGGTGTCTCTGAGTCTGTCGACTGAGGATCCGACAGGAGTTCCAGCTCCAACTGCCTGATCATATGTAGAAACATTCCCCTCTCTGTCGGATCCTCTATCTTCTTGCTTAACTCCCGTTCCTGAGAGAAGGTCTTCTGTAGTTTCTGGGCGCCCCCTTGATTCAGAATAGAGCTGTAGTACTCTCTGAAATTCTGGACTATACTGTCCAGATCTACTACCCCCTGTGAAGACCCGTTCGAGTTTATCGGCTGCCGCGAAGGTGTTGGCGGCTCCCATTTTGCCATATACTTCTCCTAGTCTCTGGATAAATGGTACACCATGACCTGTAGGTGGATAAGTTACATCTCCATGACTTCTAATCTGCTCCATATAGGAAGCAAAGAACTTCCCATAACGTGGCTGAGAGACATCAAAGTCTAGTGGAGGTGCATTAACTGCATATCCACTCTCATCTCCAATATGAGCTATTTCATGCAGTACAGTAATAGTAGCATCGAATGCATTATCCTCAGGAGATAGACCCTGTTCCATACGGATGAATGGATTCAATAGAATAGTTGATTTCTTAGTAGTTGGATTAGGAATATGAACCCCATGCATATTGGGATCGAATACCAATCCAATACCTTCGAGCCTATCGTTCCAATTATCCCTACCAAGTATGTTAAGTGCACCTTGAATAGTTCTATCATAGTGCTGCATTATTTCTTGAATAGCAGGACTTTTCAGAATTGACTTTAGTTCATCCTTGGTGAATCGTTCACCTGGATCAAAGATAACAGTATTCCGTGAATTCCCTCCGTAGATTGGAACAATAGGCATTGAATCATATAATTCCTGAGTACGATTCTTTTTCTTTTCGATAGCAGGACCGCTAATATTTTTCTCAATAAATTCTGTAATATGTTCTCTCATATCCTTCTTAACATCTTCACGAGTGTTAATGAAGGGATAATTATCTTCTTGTTCATCCATTTGTGGTTCAACATTAACAATAATATCTTCAGGTATTCCTTTTGCTTTTTCAGCAACATACTTATCTTCAGTAAACTGATACATTCCATTATTCAAGTAATGAACTTTATAGTATTTTCTTTCTACCCGTGCATCAAAATCTGGAATTGCTACTTTAATTTTACTATCTTTAAAAGTAAAGTCTCCAATCAATTTATCATCAGCAATATTCTTCATAGTATATTCTTCAATAATACCTGGATCACCTTCTAGTTCTGTAATAGGTATATCACTACTATAGTTATTTGAATCAAAAATAATCTTACTCTTTCTACCTCTAGAATGTTCAGCAATTTTTCTCACCATATGTGATGAATTAAAAATATCCTGATCATCTTTTAATGTGACCTTAATTGTAGTACCTGTTGGAGTATTTGGAGATACTTCAGTCCTAGTATAATCAGATCCAGTTTCACTCAAGAACTGTTCTGGAGTGCCCTTAGCTATAATCCTATATTTCTTTTTACCGTCAAGTGCAACAGTATTAACCTCAAAGTACTCGCCTCCTAGAATATAAGACGCGGACCCAATACCCTTTCCACCAGTAGCTCCTGCTTCATTCTCTTTACCTGAAGCAAAGAGACGAACCAACTTCTCAGCAAGCATTTGCTCATTCATGCCTAAGCCATTATCATGCATTTCAATAGTTGAATTCTTTCCAGGATTCCTATAGCTGTCTTTATCATTAAGTCTAACTCGTACCACACCACCACCAGGTACCTTATCAGCTGCATCAAGAGTATTTTGAAGACCCTCACGAGCCATAATTCCAGATAGGGCAGTAGTGTAATCTTTAGTAATGTTGATTGCAGTACGTCTAATATCTGCGTCTACCTTCAATCCACCACCTGCTACTTTAGCGAAGAATGGTTTATCTGATGTACCTCTAAGTTTATCTAATGCAATATCCCGAAGTTGACCAAGTAGTTCAACCTGATCAGGAGTATTCTGAGAATTTTCAGAATAGACTATAAGTTGATTATAGTTATCTTCAATTATTTCAGGATCAGTTTCATTCATTAGCAGGCGTTCAGCCTGTTCCATGATGGTGTCAACTCTAGGATCGTCAGGAATACCTTTAGCTAGTTGATTATTTAGATCTTCTGCAAGATTGTAGATTTGAACTCTTCCACGACCCTTATTGTAGTTTTTAAAATCATCAGAACGTGGAGTAAATGGTGCTACGCCTAGTCTGTCGGCTCGCTGAAGTGATGGCGTGTCATCATCCCTTACAGTAGATTCAAAGTACTGAATAGCCTTCTGAATCTCACCACGCCACGTCTCACCCTTCTTCAGTGTCTTACGGGAGAGGGTAGAGGCGATGTCACGATACTTAACATCAGGTGCTCCAGCAGCATCCAACTCTCTCATGCGTGCATCCCACTGTTGTGCTGTAGGATGCCTCAATCCAGAAGGTGTGATGTTCTTCTCGCCCGATTCCTCTACGCCTGGATAGTGAATTCTTTCATCTCCAATAGTTCCAGTCACTTCATCTTCAGCACGCTGACCTTCTACAAGATCTTCACCATACATAACCTTCATTTGATCTATATAGAATTTCTTAACTCGTTCTATTTCTTCATCACTCATATCCTCGCCGGGCTTAAGTCCAAACATTCTTTCAAATTCAGTTTGTCCACGCTGTCCCGGTAGAACATCACCAGTTATTATATCATCTGGATGTACACCTTCATATTTTCGTGTAAATTCTCTAGATCTTCGCTGAAGTTCAGTTTCAGGAGTTAAAGTTTCACTTGGAGCAGGTAGAAGCGATTCTGCATGACCCGGAGTAATTGGACCCCATTCATCTTCTTCAATGTCAGGCTCATATGGTATAGCTGATTCGGGAGCATCAAGTGATCGCAGGAATGGATCTAGACGAGTCAGTTCATCCGCACTTAGTTGAACACCAGTAGCAGCCTGACGCTGTAGGAATCCCTGAGCCTCTGGACCATAATCTTCAGCAGCAGGAGGTAGAATCTCTCCAGTTAATGCCTGTTCACCTACTCGCTGTAGACCAGTTCCCATCAGAGGACCACGTGTCTCTTGATTTCCTCTAATGATCTCGTCCTGACTACGTTCCCACTCTGCTATCTGCTGATCTATTGGATCCTGTCCAAATTCTGTAGCAGGCTGACGTTCGGGAGCAGGCGGAGGCATAGCACGATCGAGGATTGCACGTGCTTCTTCGTCCTCAAAAAGTGGTCGTTCATCAGGTGAAGGTGGAGAAAGCATACGCCGAAGATTCTCGGCCATGCGCGCTCGATCTTCATCAGTGTAAGTCTGTACAGGAGGTGGAACTATACCAATAGGTCCATTACGAAGTGCATCATCAGGTGTTTCTTCCCATGCTTCATTTCCAAAATTTCCTCTACCTTCAGGATTAGTTGTATCTGCTAGTGGGTCCGCGGTAGGTGCGTATTTAACTTCAGGCTGGATCTCATTCAATCGACGTGCAACTACATCAATGAGTCCGCGTGTGACAGCAGTTTGTGGCTGGAGTTGAATAGACTCCATCATTCTAGTCAACTGCATGGGATCAGTAATCTTACTAACTCGAATTACAAAATCATTAGCAGCTGCATCTACAGTTGCTTCATCACGAGGACCACTTAGAAGAGTATTGAGAGATTGATCAGCAGACGCAGGCATCTGAGCCACACGTCCAGTAGTCTCACCCGGTTGTGCTCCTTGACCCTGATTAAACTGATTCTGAATAGGAGTATTGAGTGGAAGATCAGG